TTAGATTCCAAGAGGCAAACCTGAGTTTGCCCCTGTCTGTGATATCCAGATGGTCATACTCGTGACCAAGGATATTGCTACATAGCTCTATCCCTCTTCGCCAATCCCTGTCTTCACCATCAGTACCTATATGGATATCATGACCTAGATGCACCTTGGCTATACTTAGAGCCACCACTACAGCAAGGTCGTATGGTAACTGCCTCGTCTTACAGAAGTCAAGGTCTGTGTAATTGTACAGAGGAAAGTAGAAGTCTTCTGCTCCCTTCCCCTCTCCATTTAACCAGATGCAGTACTCTTCAACTGGAGGCTTATCTTTGTCAGCGAACCCTGACTCTATGCCGACCTGAGCTTTAATAAACGGAAAGACCTTAGTGAAGTCCTTCCCTATCCTGTTGAAAGTTTCTGCTGATTTAGGTGAACCATCCTGTTGCCAGTAATGTGTGTATCCCATAATTATTTCCTCCCTCTATGATAAGGTTTCAAATAACGCATTAGAATAATGGTGATAGTTAACTGCATACTTCTTTATCTTTCGTTCTATTCTCTCCTGTTTTTCTGGGAGCATCTTACTTACCCTTACCTCTTCCATGATGTCTATCCATGCCTGATTAGTTCTACTTTCTATGTCTTTTAATTTAGCAGGTGTCATAGTCATTTTCTTATATCCTTTCTATAATAAAATAAACTACTACTATTAAATTAATTATTGCTATCTTTACTAACATTATTTATTCACCCCCTTTCCATTTATGCCTCTTAAAATATGAGCGATGACTTCAACTGTGAAACCATTGCCTAGCATTTTATAACGCTGAGTGTTTGACACATAGTTGGTGTAGTTGTCTGGAACTGTCTGTAGCCTCTCACACTCTACTGGTGTGAGTTTCCTTATGTAACCCTCTACTAATATTCCATGCTTGTCCTGAGCCGTCAGGGTGTAGAACTTACGACCCTCACTAAACCTCTGACCATCCTGCCTCTTGTTCTCCCTGTCAGGAGTGATACATCCGAACAGGTACTGCCCCATCTTTGCTGACCCCCCACCTGCATCGCCACAAAGCGTTACTGCCTTGCCATGTATGTAATAAACTCGATTCGCTTGAGAATCTTTTCGGAAGTATCCCACCTTGCCCTCGGCAACTTCCTTATCAAGAATCTTCAAGGTTTCATCAAAGGGTACGATGTACTCCTTTACGGTTTCAAACACTAGTTGCCTACGATGTTTCTCAAAGTAGGACTTAAAATTCCCACCTTTCCAGTAGTTTGCATCTATACAATGAGCCTTATCTCTGTCAACTCTGACTGCATTCTGATTTTGATTACGATTAAGTCCTCTCCAATCAGATGCACATATAGAGAGAGCCTTATCTTGCCCTTCGCCTTTAAGTCCATCTTTCCTATTATACACCATAGGTACTCCCTCATGCACTATGTCCTTCAATAGAATTCCTCTATCTCTTGGTAGTTCTACGTTAGGAATGTTCGTCCAGTATAAACGCTTTCTATTCTGTGCCGATACAAGGTTGGAGTTAATCATGATAGGTTGCACTCCAAGAGCCTGAGATATTATGTCCTGCCATTCTGGTTTCATGCCTACGTTTTCTAGCAGGAAGAAGACATCAGGATTGTACACCCTGACCTCTTTGAGTAGTCTTACGTACTGCCAGAATAGTTTACTTCTAGGGTCATCAAAGTTAGCACCCTGCCCTGCCACGCTAAAGCCCTGACAGGGTGAACCACCCACCAAGAGGTCAATGGGTGGAAGAGCCGTAGCCCTCACCTGAGTGACATCACCAAGCTGTATCGTATCTGGGAAGTTAGCCTGAGTCACCTTGATACTATACTTGTCAACTTCACTAGCATAGTATTTGCCAACTGTGATATCAGAACGCTGTAAAGCTATCTGAGTAGCCGACATCCCATCAAAAAGGCTTAATACGTTTTTCTTTTCCATTTTATCTCCCAAAGGTTACACTATTAAAATAATAACTAGGAGCATGGCTTACTCCTCACCATGCCCTAAGTTGTTACTTTATATATCTTGGTACATCTATATCTTGGTACATCTCACCAAGATATTCAATCCCTGCCCTTTCATCGTCCTGACATGATGGGCAGACACCTTCGTCTGTGAACTCTCCCTCACCTATCTTGAAACATGATGTACATTCCTGTAGGTCTTCCTGTACCATGTCCATGTATCTCTGAGCCTTTCTTCCAAAGTCCCTGATAGGGAACAGGTCATAGATATCAGTAACATCTGGTAGGTCATTCACGAAATTGTAGTCAGAGTATCTAGCGTAATTATAAAGTATCAACATCTGGTCAGCAGTCAGGTCATCACCCATCACCATAGCATTGTGTATGGTATCGTAGATGTGCCATGTCCTTTCTTCGTTACTCTCTCGACCACTCCTGTACACTACCTCATCGCCTGAGAAAAGAGTAATCAGATAATACCTATGAAACTTAATCCTGCCAGTTTCATATGCATCTACCTGTATCACTTCCAACTTCATGTCATCAATGCATTCAAGTTCTTCAATAGAATAATCATAATGCATATCAAACATACCACTATCACTTCTTGCGTCTACTTCGCTCCATCTTTTCTTATCTTCTTTTCTCATCTTCTCTCTCCTGTACAAAATTAAACTACAATATAAAAGTAACCATCCTCACCATCATATAGATGGTGAAGGGGATACTTTCGTTAGACATATGAAGTAAATTTACTTGCTATCTTTTCGCATTTCATACATCTATCTTCTTTTGGTATTTCAACAAACTCTGCTAGTTCTACAATCTTTCCTTTTGTATAAAGATTTGAACAAGCCATTCCTGATAAAATTTTTCCTACCGTCTTTTTTAAATGTACTCTCATCTTCTCATCTCCTTTTTTACTGTGTTAAAAATATAAAAGTGTCCATCCCATCCCTCATACATGAGGGATGAGTGGAGACTCTTAACTATTCTTTAGCAAGAAATCCTCAAGTTCCTTAACCTTATTGTCAATCTTAACCGAATGCTCTTTCATATCTTCTTTGGTGTTCATATATTCATACTCACTCCACAACATACTCAACTCTTCCTCCAGCTTATGTTTTATTAATAATTCCATTTCTCTCTCCTGTACAAAATTAAAAATATAAAGTGTTGACTCTCATCCACTCCAAGAAGTGGAATCGAGTGAATACTTTTAATCTAAACAAACACACTCACGATTAAGGATTACTCCGTAGTTGGTAAGAGTCTGACCCTCGATGTTCTCTAGCTTCATGTGATCAGGATAGGGACAACTCTGCCTGTCAAAAATTTCTACAAGTTAAATGTGGGATGATACGATGAATGATACGATGCAGTTCGAGTGAGTGGTGGCTCGTCTCAGTGACGAGTCTACATATATACGGTCAGTAGTCTTGATTTGGTTAACCTGTCGGGGGCTGTACCGTCTTCAGGATTTACGCTCCATTGGTCTCGAAACAACTACCACCATGTTCAACTTTTACTGAAGTGGGAAACCTTATTTTCCTCGTTGTTGTCGGTCTTGGTGTCTGGACTTGTCAAAGAATGAAACTTAAAACTATTTAATTGTATACTGCTACCGCAGTATACAATCGGAAAGGGGGGGTTGTCAACAAAAAAATCTAAAAAAACGAAAAAAACATTGTATCCTATTGTAACATAAGGGGTTAGCAAACAAAAAAAATCTTGTAAAAAAGTCTTTTTTTGGTCTAATTATGTTACGAATGAACGAGCAGGCGAAAAATGAATTTTTTTTAGGGTTTGGGAGAGGTATGGAAAAAGTAAAAAAAAGAAGGTCTGAAGGTACTTTTAATAAACGAGCATACAATGATGGGTTCACTGTGATGGAAAAAGCCTTCATCGATAACTATCTAGTGTGTTTTAATGCGTCAAAATCTGCCAGATTAGCAGGATATAAGGATTGTGATTCTAAAGGTTGGAAAGTATTGCGCCTTCCACATATAAGAGATGAGATAGATATAAGGATAGAGGAGAGAGAGAAACGGTTACGGATAGAAGCGGATGATGTACTGAGGGAATACATGAGGATAGCGTTTTTTGATCCAGCAGTGTTGTATGACCAGAACGATAATTTTGTCGGCATGAAAAATCTGAATCCACAGCAGAGGTCAATGGTAAAAAGTTTAAAGAAACACAGACCAAAAGACTCACAGGAAATAACAGTGGTGGAGACCTACGATAAAATGCAGGCACTTGAAAAGTGTGCTTTACATCTGGGGATGATGTTACCGAAGACACAAATAGACATCACCGAAAATAAGATGATAGAAATACAGATAAAAAAGGAGGAACTGAAGAAACTTGGTGTTGACAGATTGCTTGAAATCAACAAACTCTTATCAGAAGAACCAGAAGGAGAGTATAACAACTGATATACCCTCAAAGAAATTTGTAGAGGCGACGATATGTGAAATGAGTCTACCTTATTTTATTGAGCAGGCTTGGCATGTTGTAGAACCGTCTACAACATATATCAGGGGGTGGCATCTTGACGCTATCTGTGATCATTTAAAGAGTGTAAGAGAGGGAGATATACAGAACCTAATTATAAATATCCCTCCAAGACATATGAAGTCGTTGGCGGTGAGTGTGTTCTTCCCTTGTTGGGTATGGATAAATAACCCAGAGTCTAGGTGGTTGTTTTCGTCCTACGCACAGGATTTGTCCACCAGAGACTCTTTAAAGTGCAGGAGGCTTATACAATCATTATGGTATCAGGAGAGGTGGTCAAATAATTTTACTATCACCAGTGATCAAAACCAAAAGACAAGATTTGAAAATGACAAGACTGGATATCGGTTGTCTACTTCGGTGGATGGGGTGGCGACTGGAGAGGGAGGAGATTACATAGTAGTAGACGATCCTCATAATGTTAAACAGGCAGAGAGTGAATTGAAAAGGAATGGTGTGTTGATGTGGTGGGATGAAGTTATGTCTACTCGTTTAAATAATCCACATACAGGTCGGAAGGTAATTGTAATGCAGAGGTTACATGAGGAAGATTTAACAGGACATATCTTGGAGAAGGAATTAGATTATGTTCACTTAATGTTACCCGCCGAATACGAGAGAGATAGACATTGTACTACGATGGTGTTTAGTGATCCCAGAGTTGAAGAGGGAGAACCGTTGTGGGAAGGGTTGTATGATAGGAAAGCATTAAATACTTTAAAGAAAGACCTAGTTTCAGAATATGCCATTGCGGGTCAATTACAACAGAGACCATCTCCCAGAGGTGGTGGTATGTTCCAGATAGATAAGTTTCAAATTCTATCTGTTCTGGACAAGAAGAAGGTTGTGAGGAGTATCAGGTATTGGGACAAGGCTGGGACTGAGGACGGTGGGGCTTTCACAGCGGGTTCATTGGTACATAAGATGAGTGATGATAGTTTTGTGGTCGAGGACAGGGTTAAGGGTCAATGGAGTGCAGGGAAGAGGGAGAGGATTATAAGACAGACCGCCGAAATGGACGGTAAGGGGGTTAGTGTGTGGGTTGAACAAGAGCCTGGCTCAGGGGGGAAGGAGAGTGCAGAGAACACGATTCGTAATCTGGCAGGTTTTAGGGTCAAGGCGGATAAAGTAACAGGGGACAAGGAGGTGAGGGCAGAACCCTACGCAAACCAAGTGGAGATAGGTAATGTGTTCTTATTGAAGGCGGAGTGGAATAAGGACTTCCTTCATGAACACGAATCGTTTCCTGTCGGTAGATATAAGGATAGTGTAGATGCTACAGCGGGGGCATTTAATAAACTCATAATGTCAAGAGCTAGGGTCGGAACATGGGGAAAGAAACGATAATTAACGATATGAGCATAACATAATGCGCATTATAGGACGGTTTTAATGTAAACTACTACGATATAAGGGATTACGAGTAAAATAGGGTCTTTGGTATTGGGGGGTACTATATAGTGTGGTTTTGGTAACTTATTGTAATATAAGGGTTTAAAAAATCCCGATTCTTAGGGGTACTATATATGGTGATGTATGTTTAATTAAAGATTACTCTCAAGAGTAGTAAGTAAGTCGAAGAGTAGTACAAGCAGTTGTATAGTGATCGAAGAGTAGTACAAGCAGTTGTATAGTGATCGAAGAGTAGTACAAGCAGTTGTATGGTAAGGGTCTCTTTAAGGGGGTTGAAGTCTTTACTACCAACATGGTTTTTGAACATGATATAGAGGAGCCTGTGAGGGTGTAGAGGATATTTCGTAGGGGGGATAAAAGGTAAATGACAACCAAAACAAGATTGAAGAAGAGTGGAAAAGTGAATAGTGATGGGAATGGTAAGTTTGATCTTCTGAATAACAAGGCGAAGGGAGAATTGCTCAACCTGTTTCATCAACAGACAACACGAAGACAATTAGCACATAGGTTGGGATTAAGTTTTAAAGATGACAGCAGAGATACTTATAAAGCTCTGGGATACCCAGTTCAATTGGACTTTAATCATTACTGGGCGTTCTATACAAGGGAACATATAGCGAAGAGGGTAGTAGACGCTCCTTGTGACGCCTGTTGGCAGAAACCACCAGATATAACAGAGAATGTAGGAGATGGAGAAGAAACAGAGTTTGAGAGAGCATGTAAAGATTTGGTAGACGAAAGAAAAATCTGGCATTATATGAGTAGGATTGACAAGTTGAGTGGTATTGGAGAGTTTGGTATAATGTTGTTAGGGTTTGATGGTGAACAAAGTCTGGAGGAGGAAGTCACTAGGGCTACCAAGTTGCTTTACATTCGTCCATACAAACAGGATAATGTGTCCATCAAGTCTTACGAAGAGGATATGACAGATGAGAGGTATGGTCTCCCTTCAGTTTATTCATTGAAAGTAACTAACGCTCAAGGTGGAGTAAGTGAGACTCTGGTACATTGGACTAGGGTTATTCATATAGCAGACGAGCTACTGGAAGACGATATACTAGGAACTCCAAGATTGATGAATGTTTACAATCTGATTGCTGGGTTACATTTAGTGGCTGGGGGTAGTGGAGAGATGTTCTGGAGAGGAGCATTCCCAGGCATGGCTTTCATACTTGATAAAGATGCTGAGTTTGACCCTAACCAAGACACCACTTCCCTTGAGACAGAGATTAATGACTACATACACGACCTTAACAGAACTCTTAAACTACAAGGAATGGATGTTAAGAATCTAGCACCACAAGTGGCTGATCCTTCCAAGACCGTTGAGGTATTGATTACATTGATAGCAGGAGCCAGAAACATTCCAAAGAGAATACTTGTAGGAGCTGAGAGAGGTGAGTTGGGAGGTGATAGAGATGAGAACGCTTGGACTAAGAAGGTGAGGGAGAGACAGGCTAACCATTGTGTTCCTATGATGGTTCGCCCTTTCATTGACCGCCTTATGGAACTTGGTGTCTTACCGCCCTCTGAAGATTATAAAGTGGTGTTTCCTGATATATCAGTTCCTACAGAAGAGGAAGAGGCGAAGGTGGCTGAGACTAAGGCTAAGACCCTTGCTGTTTATAGTAACTCAATGGGAGCTCAGGAAGTAATGCCACCAGATGTGTTTCTCAAAGAAGTAATGGGATTTGATGATGAGATTATAGAAAAGATAGATGAGAGGTTGGGAGAGATGATGGAAAATGATTTAGAGGACGAGGAGAAAGAAGCTGAGATAAGAAAAGAGATAGAGGATAGTTTAATTAAAGAGGGGAAGAATAAGATAGCGAGGGATAAGGCATTAGCAGATATTACTCAACAAGGACAAATGGAGGAGTAGGAGGGAGAGTGAATGGCTGAAACACTGAACTGTAGGAATGAGGATTGTCCATCAAAGAGAGAATGTAAGACCCATGAATGTGTGGATAGAGTAGCAATCATGGAGGAGACTGTTGTTTATAAGTTTGACGAGTGGACAGGGAGATGTGGATATTGGATTCCATTTGATGTTTTACCACCCTCTGAAGATTATAACAAAGAAAGGGAGGAGAGATAATGTTACCAGCAGGTTTATTCTTTTTATTACTGTTGTTGTTGTAAAGAGGACAAAGATGAATGACTTGGAGAAGATACTAAAGGAAATGAGAGAAGACAGGGATATTTGGAGAGAGATAGCACAAAAACTTCAAACGATAGAGTATTTGAGGGAGCGTAAGCTTGAGTTTGAAATCAGGGAGGGTGATACTGTGATTGTTAATGACCTAGAATCCCTGTTTAAATTAGTTGAAGGACATGGGTATGTAGTTAAGAGAGGAGAAGAGAGTAGTTGGGTGAGGTAAGAGGGAGAACTTGATTGTTAGAAGATTTTTTAGCCATAGATTAAAGTCACCACATACAGAGGAAAGATAGTTGCAATTTTAAACTTAAAAAGGAAGGGAGTTGCAAGTTATGTTGGAAACCAAAGAATGTGTTGTAGAAAAAGCAATAGAACTATTTGTAGAAACTGTCGAGTTATCCCCAGACCTGGAGATAATAGGGACAGCAACTCCTGCAGAGGAAGAGGTCTTTGTGATTAGAGACCATTCCAAAGCCAAAGGTGAAGACGGTGAAGAAGGAGCGTATGTTGAAGTATCTGTCAAAGAAATAGTAGCAAAGGTTTCTAATGTAGAGAGGGCAACTCAATTTATAGATGTTATTACTCAGAAAAGAAAGTCAGTTGTATGCGAAGGCATCACTAGGATTGTTGGCTATTATTCGAGAGTGAATAACTGGAATAAGTCAAAGGTAGGAGAACTGAGGGATAGAACACAACACAATTATGCTCTTGGTGGAGTTACTCCTAAATACGACAAAGAGAGGATTGAACGAATTAATAATTTATCCTGACAACTATCTCAGTCTGTTGTGTGGTGATTTATAAAAAACAACAAAGGACTTAGATGTATGAAAAAATGGTGGGGAGAGAACAAAGGATTCAACTATTATCCTAAATGCGATAAGGTGAGGGAAGAAATAAATGGTTTGGAGATAGCGTTTACTAAAAAGCTAGATGATGTGACTACCCTTATTAAGACCAATGAAGTTAGTAGGAAGAAGACGGACGAAAGGATAGATGATTTTCTGAACAAGGTAGATAGTTTCTTATTTGGGAATGGTGGAAAGGGAATCAAGACGGATATTGCCTTGATGGAGCAAAAAGAACAATTAATGGAAAAGACTCTGAATACTTTGGGAGAGAAAGTATCTTCTTCTGTTATTAAAGTTAATGAGGAGATGAAAATACTAAAGGATAAGGTTGCAGAAGTTGATAAGCAGGTGACTATTAACACCACGAAGATTCTATGTTATACAGGTGCGATAGGAACATTGGTTGGTGTGATAGCTACATTCGCTCCTATGTTGTTTGATTAGGGAGGATATTATGATAGACTTGACTTTTAGAATTATTGAAGTAGTAATAATCATATTCTTACTTAAATGGGTATTCAATTATTTTTGTTATAAAGGCAGAGAACATAGGGAAAGGGAGGAAGAAACCCAAGAGATGGAGAGGAGACGATGGGAGAAGTATTTTAAATAATGTGTGCAATATGTGAAAGAGCAGTCAAGTTACTTACTATAAATTTAATAACAAATGTAGACCCCACCAGAACTTTATCTACAAGGAAGAGGTTTGTGGCTGATGTGGATAGAAGATTCCGTGCTTTAAAGAATGTGGTGAGGGAGTATATTGAATCTGGGGTTTTGTTGAAAAGGGATACCTTCTCTGACATATTAACAACTAATGCAACACCAACACAATGGGCGAGTAGGTATGATCCTAATAGAATACCAGAATTTATGGATTGGTTAGAGGAGCAAAATAAAAAGTTTATATTGAGCAACGAATGGTATGGAATAGAGACATTCAAACCGTATGTAACTGAGGGTGGGGTTACTCCATTTAGGAGACTTGGAGGAAGAACATCTCGTAAATGGACA